ATCAAATGGCTCTTCAGATGCAGCAGCATCTTCCCACACAATTCCGTATTTAGTTTTCCATGCATCATCATAACGCATCCATAATGCGGAGTGTAAGGTTCCGTTATTATCTGTCCAAGCCTTACCCGGCCTTAAAATTCTTCCGCTATATTTCCACGGCATGTTAGTTTCTCCTATCGTGCATTAGCAAATTTAAATGGGGATTCGGCAAAGGCGAGGTAGATGTAGGTAAAGGCGTGGTTTGTTGTGGTTGCATTTTCTCTTAATTTAAAACCATTAGATAAAAAATCAACCTTGTCTAAACCAACACCTTCTGTATTAGTACCCTCCGCAATCAACCTGTTTTCTACAACATTATCAATATCTCTTTTATTGTCATACATTTGCCAACTTGTACCATCCGCGGCTGTTCCTGACGTGCTTCCATCTGCATTACTTGATTTTTTAATCATAATCCAAGATGGTCTAAACCCTGTGTAGACAAACGTGCCATCTGCGCTGCCGTTTCCAATGTAGCTGCCAGCTTTTGAGAAGGATTCGGTGCTTGCGAAACAGTAAGCAATGTAATCTTCATTCCCACCCCAGCTAGTAGAATTTCCATAAACAATGCTAGAAGAAGGATTGGTATTTTGCCAAATGGTTGTGTTTGCTACGGCACCAGCAGTTGAAAAAGATATAGCAACGCTAGCCCCGATTGAACGATGATAAATAACCCAACTATAGCCATTAGTCTCCCGACCTTTGGCAATAATCATATCGGGCTGGACACCTAAGCCGTGACCAAACGTAAATGCTCCACTTGCTGGAGTTGTCAAACTAACAATACTAAAACCAGACGTTGTGTTAGCCGATACGCTTGACGCTATGCTTGGCACACCGCTACTAATCGAATCAGCGGCGATTGTTGAGGCGCTGCCGCCAGCCAGCCAGTTCCAAGCAACGTAAGTTTTACCGGATTCGTTATTAATTGCGTAGGGAGCAGCCCCATTAGAACCAGCAGTTAAAGTATATCCATCTGTTCCAAAAGCACTAATATGACCATAAACATTGTTTCCTGTCGTGTTTTCTGCTTCTGTTGTGTTGGAGTGCAATTGTTTATCTGCGCCTACACCTCGAACAGTATCGTGAATAGAACCGGTATAGGCAGCATTTCTTGCTTTGTGCCAAACCCAGTCAGGAGAAAATCCTACACCTGTGATGGCTCTGTTGTTTGTAGAATTACCTGTATATAGTAGAGTAGACATATAGGCACTGCCATCAATGATGTCTACGTCTGGCAAATTCTGCGAACACAAGGCAAGACCCTGCGGTGGGTAGGCAAAGCTGCCGTGACCGTTGGCATCTGCGTTGGCGTTGGCGGTGGCGTGATTGCCAGCAAAGCTGCTGTCTTGACCAAAGTTGGCTACGATTGCAGCGGTGGGATAAACGGCGCAACCAAACACAAAAGTACCACTTAAACCAGTGGCGGCGGCAGTACCAGAGTTTTGTATTGTATTGTTTATATAAAATTTTACTGTGCCAGCATCAAGGTCTAATGCTACACCAATAATATCACCCAGCCCCCAAGTATTTCCATAGGCACTATTGCTTCCTGATACATATTTAGTACCATTTGAACCATAATAACTGACTGAATTTGTCTCTACACCTATAAAATAACTGCTGGTATCCATAGGGTTACCCGCACCAATATCTAGTATCCCTATAGCAGCTACAGAAGCAGGGCTGGCACCAGTAGTTACGAGAAACTCAGCATACCATTTTCCTGAGGATACTCCTATAGTTCCAAGAGTGGTTGCCCACTGGGGGCTTGCAGTGTAAGTTCTTAAATTTCCTTCGCTTATAGTTGGCGGATAGGAAGGGTTCCAATATGTATGAAGGGGATTTAACGTACAAAAGTTATTCGTTGGCACATCAGGCACACTATCCCGATAGTCGAGATTCACAGGTGTAAAGTGATTGCCGTTGGTGGTTACATCTTTAAAAAAGGCTGCTTCACGAGTGTCGGCAAAGGCCATGTAAATGAAGGTTTCACCGTTTGCGTTTGTTCCAGCATCACTGTTGGTAATTTGGAACCCAGTAGAACTAAAGGTTATATTCTGTGAGCCACCTTCAGCATCATTGTCTGACGCATCCAAAAATAAATCTCTAGGATTAACTGGATTTCTTGTATTGTCTTTGAGAAACCATCCCCTTGAATCTGCATCAATTCCTTTGATTATCACAAGTGCAGGTTCAAATCCTAATGTGACACTGGGACCAGTTGTGTTTGCATTACCCTCATAAGAGCCAAACTTACTGTAGCCAGTAATATCCGTCCAAGCATAAAAAAGTAGTTTTTCACCTGAGTTAAATGCTGACCCGACAGTAAAAACAGTTGAGGTTGGTGCGGTATCTCCCCAAAAAGTTGAATCATCAGCGGTATCATCTTTACTATTTAATCGTAAATATTCTGTCTCAGGGTTTGCAGTGTTAGCAGAATGATAAACAGCCCAGCTTCCAGTGCCGCCTGTGTATCGTTTTACTATGAACCAATCGGGGGCTGCCCCAAGCCCATGCGCCACTGTTTCATTACCAGAGCCTTTTGTAAAAATACCAATAGAAAAACCTCTAGTAGTATTTGCTGTTAATTTTTCAACAGCTATTGATCCCGCCAACGCAGAACCAAGATTAGACCCATCTATTTTAACAGAACCCGCTGTTGGGGTAGCCCCTGCACCAGCACTGTTAGTTGCTGTTGGTGTGCCGCCAGCCTCCCAGCACCAAGCAACAATCTGATTACCATTATTATAATTAACATCAGGGCCAGCTTCTGTGTTATCTCCTAAAGAAAATCCATCACTATCAAAAGACGTTAAACTATCTGACTGTGTTTGTTCAGCAGCAGTAGTATTAGATTTTAAAGATTTTCCCGCACCCCTGACTGCATCATACAAACCGTGGTCTGTAACAGCATGTGTATTATCACGGTCTTTAAACCAAACGAAATCTGGTTTCAGTCCCAACCCGCTAATACTTTGAATCCCAGCATTAGCAAAGTAGGTAACAGTATTGAACCCCTCAGAAATCACATCATCCTTGAAAGTCAGGTGAAAACCATTGGTTCCAAATGTCAGACCCGATGTATTTTTTGGAATCCAGATGCCGTCCTTAGTCTCGCCGAAGCTGGCAGGGGTTAGCTGAGTTCCATCAATAAAGTTTATTTCAGCTAAGTATCCACTGAAATAACTGGCTGAATATGACCTTTTGCCGATAAAGTGTTCTGCCGCTTTGTTAACTTGTAAATCAGCGTTTTGACTTGGGTTTGTCTCAGTTCCAAATGAAGTTTCTTCACTACCATTTACATAAACTCTAATTCTGTTACCGGCTGTTCCATTAGTTGTATCAAAAGCAAAAACCAAATGATACCAAGCTGAAACATCTCTAAAAAGCCTACTGGTTATATATTGTATTTGTGTAGAGCCGCCAGATTTACATTCAATATTAATGTTATCAGCGTTTTCAAACGCTATTTGAACCCTATTATTTGCATCTGCCCCAGTTGAAAAAAGAAAATTTTGGGAACCTAGCGCAGTCCTTTTTACCCACATACTTAATGTAAAAGTTCTTTGATTGGTTGCTGAAGCTGGTGTGCGAGACAAATATTGTGCCTCGCTGCTATCAAACTTCAACGACTGGTCAAGCAGATGCTTGTAAAAGCCTGTGCCAGCCGGATTTCCTGCTCCACCGATTGATAGTAAATTACTCATAATACCGCCTTTAGCTTACGTTTAGGCTGCGACCAATTTCGTACATATTGGTGCCGTCACTGTAAAATACCAAAATATCTTTCGCCGCTGCGGTTGTGGTCAGCGTTGGCGCAGTAGCGGCAGAAAACTTAAAGACAGCATTATAGCTCAGTGTGCGTGAGCCTGTGCCGTCTTGTATTGCCATCAGCGTGTATACGCCGCCGTCAACCATATTAGTAGGCGCGGCCAGTGTGCGGTTGTCTGTCAAGGTAACGCTAGTTACCTGATTGACTGAGGCATCCCAGCCAATGCTTGCAGCGTCTGTGAGCGTTGTCGCGTTGAAGTTTTGCGTCTTGGTGAACTCCTGTGCAGCCTCAAGACCTGCGATAGTAACATCGGCGTCTGGCGCTGTCAGGACGCGGGTATTGCCAGCGGTAATACCAACCGCATCAAGGCGAACCCTCTTAGTGTCGTCAGCCGGATCAGACAGCGTGAAGGTGTCTTGAATGGCCTGCGTTCCGCCGTTCATATCAGCTAAGTGAGCCATAACTTCGCGCAAGGCGTTGTTAACGTCACTAGGCACCATCGTGCCTTCACCAAGGTCGATGCTGTCGATGTCCGTGTTCGCGCTTGAGCTTGAATCGTATTCGCTGATTTTGGTTTTGGCCATTACTCTCTCCGTTAATCCTTAGATAACTTATAACATATAATCAGCGCACGCGCACCGCACGTCCGTCGGATGTCTTGGCAAACGTGACTGGGTTGCCCTGACGATCCGTAACAGTCTCATAGCCGACGATGTTGCCACCAGCCGCCATATCTTCGATTGAGCCAGCTTGGGCAGAGCTGATGGGTGAAGGCACCTGCTGAGACAGTAGGCCACCTGCTGCTGGCGCTCCATATCTGAGAGCCGCGCCCGGTGCCTTAATCATACCTCTTGCCAACTTACGACCCGGCGCGTTTCTGTATAAGCCGCTTAATAATATTGACGCTGGCACGCCAAGTCCGGTGCCTAGTGGATCGCGTATAAGGTCTGACAAAGCCTGCCTTTCCGCTGTTCCACTTGACGGAACGCTTGGGCCAATGACCTCACGCGCCTGCCTAGCTGCCGCCTTGATTGGGTCGGTCGGAGCCTTCTTTTTCATTTGCCGCAAAAGCTGTGTCGGCCCAAACATGCCCGACTTTGACAGTGCGCTTTCCTTGGCCTTTTCAATTGGGCGCATTTGGCTAAAGGCTTTGTTAATGTTTTGCAAGTCCGGCACGTCTGGGTTTTGAGCAGATATTTCAGCCCTTAAGGCGTCTCTAAACTCTTTTACAGCTCTGCCAATCCGGCCTTCTCTGCCGCCCTTGTTAGCTGTTGAGAACACTTCAGATGTTAAGTCTGTCTCAACATCTTTAAGAGTCCCCTTCGACAGCTTTCCGCCTGACACATTTCTCTGCACCAAGTCCTTTATTATGTCGTTAAACTCTTTTGCGTCAGCCGGATTAAGCTGCCTTTTCGCGGCTATTTCTGCCGCTTTATTCGATAGACCTGAGGCGTCAATTGAGAGCTTTGGCACAACCTTGCTATAGGCTTCGCCAACCGCCTCAGAGGCGGCTTCAACCAAGTCTTCGCCCTCTTGGTTTTTTGGGAATTTAGCGCCAATTGGCGCAACGGCAGTTTCAACCATATCTCGGTTAAACGCCTTCATTACGTTTCTCTGTTGGCCTTGGATCATTTCCTGAGTAAACGGCAAGGATATTTTTTCTTCAATAGATTTGGTTACGCCGCCCAAAGCCTGACCGGGTGTTAGGGGGTAGCCCTTGTCCATCAAGGCGCGTGCGCCCTCTGTTATCTTGGGGCTTATCGCCTGACCGGCAGCCGCAGTTGCCAGTCCAAGCGGTGCGCCTATAGCTCCGCCAACAATTCTTTCCTCTGGGGTTTCTCCGGTCGCGGCTCCGTAAATGCCGCCGCCGATTGTTCCAGCAGCTTTTGTGCCTAGCTTTGCAGCCGCAGCGCCCGCACCGCCAGTTAGCAAAGAGCCTAATATCTCAAAGCCGTATGCTTTGACTGGGTCTGTCTCTTTGAATCTAGCCAGTCCTTCGCGTATCTCATTGGCCGCATCTTCGTATGACTTGTCAGACGTAAAGGCTTTATAAGCGCCGTATATCTCGTCTGAGAGGCCAAACGTCATGCCCTGAGCAGCCGCACGGCCAATATCAGCCGCAATGTCCATACCAGTTCTGTCGCCGGTTCTGGCCTCAATTTCCGCGTCTGATTTTGGTATAGCCATTATTGAACACTCTCTTTTGTCACAAATACAAACTTTTCGCCATTAAAGATGAGGTCGCCTACTTTAATTTCTTTGTCTTCGTATGCTTTTTTGTAGGCTTCCTCAGCATCTGGATCACCACTTCTGAAGGTCTTAAAAAGTTTTCCTTGCTTCTCATCAGCCCATCTATCAAAACCTCTTAAAGTGCCATTTCCAAGGCTCTCGTCTGCCATATAGTCATCCATAAGCCTGCGGCGCTCTTTGTTAAACTCAATAACCTGCAACATGCCTCTGGCTATCTTCCTGTTGCCAAGCGTCGTCCTGCTGAACATAGGCGCGGCTTGAGCAAACATTCTCATTTCATAATCAGACGTTGATCCTGACCCAGCTACACGCATATTGGGAATAATCCTTGATATAGACCTTTGCAACAATTCCGCTGTGCTTAACTCATTGGCTTCGGCGTCACTTAGCAGATCAAACTCTTTCAATAGCTGCTTCAATGGGATTAAAGCGTTTTCTATTCTGCCAGTTTCCGCACCGCCGGAAAGCAAACTGTCAATAACCTCAAGTTCGCTTTCAATAGTTCTGACATTTGCTATAGCCTCATCTGTTTTACCTAGCTTTTTGAAAGCATATTCAGAAGACAGTTTGTCATAAGCAAGCTGACCTTTTTGGTCAAATGAAACCGTCGTGTTGGGCTTGGATAAGTGTTCCATTAGCAATTTCTGACCCTGCTCACTCTTAGGGTCAATCCCGACAGCGGCCAAGTTTTTCAGAAAACTGGTTGTGTCAGGCCGTATAGCTTTGGCGTACTGAGCCTCGGCCAATAGGCGATCAATAACTGACTTTTTAGACGCAGCCTTCTGAGCCGCAATGCGATCCTCAGCGGCTGTAAATGCCTTCGTTCCAGCAGTACCCATACGCCCCAGAACCTGACCAAGCGACACCGGACGGTCTTGGTAGCCTGAAGCCTCAAAGCCAGCGGCGGCAGCGCCTAACATGCCCTGCGTGCGTGGCCGCATTAGCTTCTGACCAAATGTCATCTCAGGCGCAGGCTGACCAGCCGCTGCGGTTGCGGGGGTAGGCAGACCAACCTGACCAGCTCTTGGCGTCATGCGAGACGCCTGAGCGCGGCGCACAACTTCCTGCATCAGCGGCGATAGCTGTTGATTTGCCGTCAGTGGCGACTGAGGCGGGGTGGGTCGAGGCAACGCCATTGGCGCTGGTACTGGCCCGCGAGCGCCTTGAACTTGATATGGACGCATGATGTTTGCCTGCGGCATAGTCGCTCTGCCCTGAAGCAGTCGGTTGAATCTGTCGTAAACGCTCATGCCCTAACCCCTAACCAAGTAACCCGCTTAGACCGCCAACAACAGCGCCTGTCATTGGATCAAAGCCAGCCATAGCGCCTAACTCCGCCCCACCCATCGCGCCGCTGAGTACGTTGCCTGCGGTATTGCGGAAGACAGGCTTAGTTGATTGCCCGCCAACAGTACCACCCTGAACGGCAGCCATATAGTTGGCCAAAGCCAATTGATCCTGATTCTGCTCAAAGTTATAGCGATCAATGTCAGCCGATAACTCTGCCTGAGACTGAGCCTCACGCGCACCGCCGACACCGGCAAGGGTGTTAAGATCAGCGAAGCCAAACTCACGCGCTGCCGGGGCTTGCGCTATTGCCTGCTGCTGTGCTTGATATGCCATAGGCGCTAGGGCTGCTGCAACCGCACCTTGCTCGTAACCTGAGCCATAACGCCCAGCCTTAGAGGCTTGAGCCTGCATCTGTTCTACGACAGGCCGAAACGCTGCTGACTGAAGCGGGTTAGTTCCCATCAAATTCTGCATCACAACGTCTTGCACGGCTGGGATAAACGGTGATCCGTCAATTGCCATCTGGCGGGTTCCAGCAAGCGCCATTTCGCTTTCAGGGCTAAAGCCTACGGTTGTCTGACCGGGGTAGTAAGACGGTCGGTTCTGATAAATATTTTTAGCCTCAGACAAGCCAAATTCCAGAAACGGTTTTGCGTATGCTGGTGCGCTGGTCGTCTGCGTGATTTGTCTGGTGTCTCCACCGCCGCCTTTACTCATCTCTCAAATCCTTTGTCAAAACCACCGACGTTGCGGCGTAATCTTTCAGTTGTCTTTGCCAGCCCTTGCGGCCATTGATCTCCATCGCGTCGCAGCCCTGAGCCTTAGCCCAAACTGCGATAGACTTCTCAGCCTCGACCAGCTCATCTAAGTCGCCGCCAGCAAGCCAGATGCGGCACACGGTTAGGCTGGGGTAGTCAACAACTTCGGTTATAATACACGACTTTTCCAACGGATGTAACTGTGCCTCGCCTACCGCGCAGGCTTGGTACACATCTTCGATTGAGTGCGTGCCGCCAGAATATTCCAGCGCATCCGAAATGTATTTGCGGTTTTTCTCAAACTTTTCCTTCAGCTTGTCTTCAGCCGATAATAAGGTAGGCAACATCTACATCGTGTCCGTGGTTCTTATGCTCAATTATCATAGACCCATTTGTGCTTGTGCTTTTTACAAATGGGTGACTGTGTTCTAGCGTCTCGTTATATCCGGTAAAAAAGACGATGCTGTCAACGCCATAACGTGGGTCGCTCACTGTCGTCGTCGTGGTTCCGCTTGCCAAGACCGCATAGCCAACGCTGTTTAACCCGCCGTTTATTGTGCGGTTCAAAACCTCAGATACCTCTCGCGTCGTCGCAGTGACAGGGTTTAGCGTCCTAAGATTTAATTTGCGCTTTTCTACTGTCATCGACGGCCAACCTCTCTGGCCTCAACGTCAATGCCGTGGGCGAAAGACCAATTGCCATTGAGCAGCATCTTGACGCGCTGATATCTATCCGCCGCCCTAAACGGCACAAACCCGCTGGCGTTAGTTGTCCCGCCAACAGAAAACGCGACTGTGTCTGTAGGGGTTCCGCGCAGGCCGACAAATAGCTCAACCGACCCATCCTCGTGATAAGGATATACGCGCGTCACAATACTGTGCTTGCCCATACTAAGCGTGGCTTCGCCAGTAGTGATTGTCGCCTGAAGTGGATCGCCAGTAAATGTAAACAGTTTTTCACCAACCGCACCACCAAAGAAGAACTCGCCGCCTCTAAATAGCTGGCTGTCCAAGACAGTGCTTAGGCCGTCTAGCGTGGCTGATAGATTGTCTAAGTCCTCGACCGTGTAACCGGCGCTGAAGAACGGCGCGATAAAGTCGGCGTCCACGTTGCCAATAGACCAGCGGCCTAAAGCGTAGTTAAAGATCAACAGCCGATCTGGGCGGCCAGTCGTGCTGGCGACGCTAGTGTAAGACCAGACGGCAATCTGGTTAAGTGGGTCAACCGCCGCAGTCATCTTGTCTTTGTATGTTGAGTTAAAGTCCTTGGCAAAAAACTTATCTATCTTCTCATTGCCAATAGGTGTGGACTTTTGCCCATCGAACAAGTGGAAACCATTGTCAGAATAGTAAAACACGTTTGAGCCGTAGTTACACACAGAGCCGGGTATGCTACAGCCGCGCTGGCTTTCGACTTTATCAAACTGCCAGATTAGCGGCGGGCCTGTGTATGTGGCGCGGAATATAGCCTTCTCGCACAAAATTGTGCAAAATTCTCCGCCCACCATTCCAGTAATAGCGCCAGAATCGGGCAGAATCTGAAAATCGCTCTGGTCAACGCCGTTAGTCCAGCCCTCAATATCATTGAAGGCAGACCATCTAGCTTTATAGGGGACACGGTTTGACCCCTCGTCAATGTTAGCCGTCCAAATAAAGTCGCGCACAACAGCAAGAAAGTCAGCCTTTGGTGGTGAGCCGCCAAGATTAGAAAATGCAGTGTCCGTTCCTAACCGCCACTTTTGCAGTTCTTCGCCAATGCCGCCCGACGCAATGACGTACTCGCCAAATTGCACAAACTTCCACTTCTCTGCGCCAGACAAATCATATGCCGGTGTTCCAGCCTTACTAACGTCATCAAGATTGTTTGTTGAAGCATTAAACGAATACAGCTTTGCGTCATCGCCAGCAAACAGCTTGACGTTTCCTGAGTTATCTTTTGCAGCGAAAATGCCTCGTATCGTGCCACTGGCGGCATTGCTAAAACTGATAAACTGGTTTAGCGGGCGATAGCCGTTATAGGCCGGTATCACATTCTCTGCCGTGACGACGCCTGCGTTCATAAATGCTGGCTGGTCTGGCAGCCATTCGCCAAATTTTATCATTGTCCTAACCAGTTCCCAGTTGCGCCTGTTGGGGCGGGTGACCAAATACTTGGAGCGCCTGCTGCCGCTGCCACCCAAGAAGGTGTGGTCGGAATAACCGCCGACCATTCCTCGCCGAGTATACTCATTTTTACGTCACCAGTCACCGCCACTTGCTGGTTGCCAGCGCCAGCAAAAATAGCCACCACACTTGTCGCCTGCGTCACCGCTATGCTGGCGGTGCCTGCGCCTAGCGTTACAAAGTTTGAACTTGATGTTGCGCTTGCTGAGATGGACGCTGACGCAGCCATTGGGCGCACGCGATTAAAGCCAGAGGTAGCCGTGCCGACGGCACTCACCAAAGCCTCAAACGGCCTGACGCGGGCAAACGCGCTTGAAGCTGTATTGACGGCGGTCACGCTTGCTGCGGCTGGTCTTGTTCGCCCGACAGCGCCAGACGCCGTCACGGCGGCAGAAACGGATGCTGCAATGCCCTTCAGCTTTGACGCTGACGCGGATGCGGAAGCCGAGGTGGCGGCGCTACCGGCCGCAACCTTTACCTCAAGACTTAGGGCGTCCAGCGTTCCGTAGTTCCAGCTATCCAGATTGCCCCAGCCATCCATATGGTCTAGGGCAACAGCAGTCCAAGCGACCCTATCGCCAACCGTGTCAACGGTAAACGACAAGGCGTCTAGGGTGCCGGTAATCCTGTCTAGTGGTGCAACGGTTGCCATCTATCCGCCTCTAGGCTGCGGTGATGTCCATATCACCAATTGCGATTTTTAGGATGTCGCCTGTCTCGATGAGTTTGCTTGCAGTCAGTGCGCCGTGGATTAACAGGTTGCCTGAAGTCAAAGCATCAAAAACGCCAAAGTGGCTAACCGTACCCCAAGATCCGGTTGCAGCGTTAAACTCAACAGCCGCGTCGTTTGACGCGGTGCCAGAGGTGGCCGCACCGAAACTGATGCTTTCGCGGGCATAGTTACTGCCCGACAACTCAGTGCCGCTGTTGTCGTCGTTAAACGATCCAGTGGACAAACCAACATAGACAGTGGTCGGCATTGTATATGCGCCGGTTCCAAGGATGTGGTCGAGAATTTCGTTTTCAAGGTAGTCACTCATTGCAGACATAATTTAAGTCCCCGCTGCTTGCGATTGGCGTTGATAAATACTACTGATTTGAAGGCTACCAGTTCCGTAATGGGCGCGTTGATTATCAACCTTGATCTGTGCCAAAGCCTTGTCAAATCGAGCCATATACTGAGACGCCCTAGTCTCATCAAGAAGGTAAGCATAAGCCTCAGCGAGTGCGCCGTAAAGGTAGGCGTCGGGCGACCGGCTCAGGATTGTGTTTGTGAGGTTTGTCGCAGACAGCGCCTCAATTGAACCAATGTAGATAATTTCTACTTGGTAGGTGGCGTCAGGCACCGGACGCAATTTCATCTCGTCGCCCACAATGCTGTAGCCCTTTGGCTTTCCGCCGCCCTCTGATGCGTATTGCTCGTCCAGCGCGACAGGGCTGTAGTATCTCAACACGGTCAGCGGTGCGGTGTTTAGCTTTATTTCGCGAACCTCACGCAGGTCAGTTGGCAGCGCAAGGTATTCATTGCCCGACACAGTGTTTGCAGTTACTCGCTTTTCCTGACTGCGTGTCTCCAGCTCTCGGCTCATAGAGGCTTCAGCCAGAGCAATGAAATCAGGAATTTGTGCGGTCAGGTCAGAACGCGCCAGAAAATTGGCTATGGATGTCTGCAAATCTGTGTAAGTCGCAATTGCCATTATATGTTACCGCCGCCTGTTCTAAAGTCTCGGTTCTCGCTATTATTCAGCCAAGCCTTCCACGCCTTTGGATTTTGGGCAGGCGGGCCTAGCGTCTCTAGCAGGTGATTATATACTACATTTGGTATTTCCGCCACATGCTGTACATGTCGCTGCGTATTCACTGTTGCGTTGGCGCGGTAGTCGTTGTTCATCTGCTTATTCAGCTTAATTAGTCCGTCGAACCTCTGGGTCGTCTCAATGATGTCAGTGCCATCAGATTGCTGATTCATAATTACATCTTTGGCGGTGTGAGGGTCTGTGTATAAAACTCGCTTCATGATTTTCCCTTATGAAAGAGAGGGGGCAGTTGCCCGCCCCCTCAGTTTTACTATGAACCGTTCAAGTCCATAATCATCGCGTGTGCCTTAGGTGCGGTCGGCTTCAATGCCCACTCACAAAGCAGATGCGAAGTTTTTGCATCGCCGTCCTGAGACAGTTCCTGCTCAAGGAAGTTACGTCCGTTGAGTGTGCAGATTGACACAAAGTTTGGATCAATCAAGAACACCCGGTCGTTTCCAAGTAGCCGAGATGGAACAGCTTGCACAGTACCGAAGTCGGTCAGGAAAACACTGGTAGACCCGACGTAGCTGACTTCCTTGGCGGCAGTCATGTTCACGTCGTTGCTGACCAAGTTGCCAGTGGCACTGAGATCTGAAAAATTGGCACGGTTTGTGGCCGAGGCAACCATTAGCTCAGGTGATCCGCCGTCTGTCCAAGCGTCCTGCATCCCATCTTCGATGAGTGCAAGTGTCAACGCCCGGTCGTCTCCGCCAGTGATCGCGTCAGTTCCGTCGCCTGTGGCGAAGGCACCGGCAGTCGCACCGACTGAGCCGTTTGTGAGCCAGCAAGTCAAAGAGGCTGACTTGCGTGGGTCTGAACCAGAACGTGCAACGTCTGTGTCACCGATTGCTTTTTCGATGTCTCTACGAAGCTCAAGTGCTTTTAACACCTTCTGATAATTATGTTCACGTTCCCTACCTGCTGAATCAACAGCGTCGAGTGTGCCTGATGTTGCAAACACCTTCTTTGAGATTTGGTGGTAGTTACCAATCCGTGAAGTTGGTGTCGCCGCAGCAGTAGCTGTGGTTGCACCTTCGTTGTGGTAGTTAGTAGCAGACGCGGCGGTCAGCTCCTGAACTTGCCATTCGACGAAAATGCCGTTTGATGTCTCCTTCTTCACATTAGAGAAGATTGGAGTCTCCGCAGGGTCGCATTCTATCCCAGCCTTTCGGTGGGGGTGGACTATATCATCACTCCGAGTTGAAGTGCCGGACGCTCTAGCCTGTTATTAAGGGGGCTTTACCCCTCAGGTAGTCTCTGAACCTTCCGTCGGTGTACCGACGGCTTGGATGCTGATTGCCATAGCTTTCGCCTTAGGGTTCCAGCAGTTCATCCGGTTTAGACCGCACCTACCCTATCTAATGCGGTAAATGATGTCGGCGAGTTGCTCTTTCTCACCGACAGCGTTTGTGGTCGTAAAAACAGCCATTGTTTTGTTCCTTCGGGTTATCTACCCATTAAGAGTTGTACAGCAGCGTCGACCGTGCCAGCCTTTTCAAACTGTTCACGCGCCTTCCGCTTTGAACGATTAGCAACTTCGCGCTTGGTTGCCGGTTGCCCTGCCTTGGCCATCTTCGGTGCTTGGCGAGTGCGCTTTTTGGTTGTGGGTTTCTTTTCCATTAGATTGTCCCACTTCCACGCTTTGTACAAAAGCTCAATCGCGCGTGCATCGCTCGCGGATGAGATTTCTTCCTCGCTAAACCCGACACGCTTCTGTGCGTACTTAATGACTTCTTTCCGTTCAAACTCGCGGGTCTCGTCATTACGCCACTCAGGTATGCGCTCAAGCATTTCGACACGTTGATTAGTGAGGTGCTGCTTCAGGTGCGCCTCATGCTCTTGTGCCTGCTGTTGGGCAATCTTCTGACGCTCTGCCGCCACTTGCTGGACTTGCTTTTGTTGCTTGTCAAACTCGGTCTTGGCAAAGAAAATGTCGTCAGTCGAATAGCCCTCATTCTTCAAGGCTGCCCAGTCAGGTTCCTCAGTGAGGTTTGTCTGCTGGAGCTGGGTTTGAAGTAACTCAAGTTGCTGCGCGTAAGCGTCTCGGAGCTGTTTTGTTTCTGCTGCCTCAGCAGCAAATGCCTTGCGTTGCTCGGCCAGTTCCATAGATCGCTTAGTAAATGCCTCCTGACGCTGATAACCCTTGAGAGCTTCTTCAAGGTTAACTTCCACTTCCTTGCCATCCACCTTTACGGTGTATAGCGTCTCAGTGGGTTCCTCATCGACTTCCTCATCGTCATCATCGTCGTCGTAGGCATCTTCGCCGTCATCAGCCTCATCATCATAATCCTCATCTTCGGGGGCGTCATGCGCCTGATCTTCGGATGGGACTTGCGCCTCGGCTTCGGGCTGTTGAGGCTGATCTTCAGCCTCGTTTCGCTCATCTGTAACGGTGTCCTCAGTGGGAGTGTTCAGAAGGCTAATTGCGTCATTCATTGAAATGTTGTCGGTTCCGTTTGGAGTATCGACCATAATTTTTCTACCTTATCTCTTGTTAAAAGTGGAACGCCTCTTGACTTCGTCAATTTGCGATTGAGCCATCTTACCATCCGATATCACCGTTTGAAAATACCCCTTTAGGGCTTCAAGGTTCTGGCTCAATTGGTAAATTCGCTCACGGTCTTCGGCTTCACCTATGCCGCTTGACTTCCACGCTTGTATAAATTGTCGCTCTAAATAATCAAACGCCTCAGTTAATAACTCATTCCTAAGCAGTGCCTCAGCCTTCTCAGCCCTAAGCACCGCATCCCTCGCCTTGCCTTCGTTCATGTTTTACCTAACTTAGTAACGTGTAACCTGTGGTCGGATATGGCTGGTCAAAATATTCTGGGCGGTACGCGCCACGCTGTCTGAACGCGAGGTTGGCATCCGCAAACTCTGACGGCGTGCCAAAGCCTGCGCCGTACTGCTGCTGAAACTCAGGCAAGCCAGTTGGTGCCTGATCCAGCAAACCCATCCGCGCGTATGCGTCACCGGGTTGCGCCATAACTCCGCCGCCGACAGTATCGGCTGCCTGATACCCTGTGTCTAGGCGGCAAGCCTGCATGTCCTCGTCGAACATATAGCCTGCATCGCATTGGCCGGTTTCTGGGTTTACTGGCTTTATCTCTGGCTCTGGGCCGCCGTCTCCGCCGCCTACGTTGTATCCTGTTAACTTATTACCTTCAATCGGCATACCTGTGTAAACGTCAAACCCAAACGGCCCCTTAGAAAATACACCTTGGAAAGCTCTGTCGCCGTAACCAGTATTGCCACCTCTTGGCACAGCCGCATTAAAAGCAGGTATTCCACCAGCCAAAACTTGATTTCTCATTCTGTTAAGTTGGCTTACACCGATTGCGCCAGCTAAACTCCCAACAAAACCGGGCAGTCCATAACCGGCTTGAGCGTTTGCAAGTCGGTCTGGAAATTGGTCAAAAAACATCTGGTTCTCAAAACCAGAGCCAGCATACTGGTCGCCCAAAAGCTGACCACCATAGCCGCCTGTTATTTGTGCCGCCAAAGCATCAGAGGCATCGCTACCAAAATCAAAACCGCGACCCGACTCAATTTGTTCCTTTGTCGGGTCTGGAGTGCCGTAGTCTTTTTCGGCGGCTTTGCTGCTGGTGTTGTTTCCACCGTCATTGTCGTCTGTTGATGGGCCGGTGTCATCAGGCCCCATACTAAAATCGCCCGCGCCAGCCTCATCATCATCTGTAAAAAACGCAGGAATACCCATAGGGCCAGATTTACCGGCACCGCCGTTGTCCATAAGCATCTGCGCTTCTTCGGGCGTGATGTAGGCCAATAAGTGGTCTTGGCCGCGAATTTTTGTGTTACGCGGCGGCATGATTTTGTTTAGCTTGGCCATCTCTATGCCCTCGGTAGGTTGGTTGATATTTCGGCGTCGGTGACTGCCTTGGCGACACGCAGTTCAGCCTCAGCTTGCAGCTCCTGCTGGCGCATCTGCATCTCCATTTGCATCTTCTCGCGCTCCATCTGAAGCTCGGCCTGCATCTTCTCGCGCTTCAGCGCAATGTCGGCCTCAGCCTTTTGCTGCGCGATCTGTATGTCAGCCTGCGCCTTCTGCTGCTCTAGTTGTAACACCTGCTGCATCTGCTGCTGCTCAGGTGTAGGCTGTTGCGGCTGGTTGGCTGCCTGCTGTTGCTTGGCCGCCATAAACTGCGTGACCTGCTCAGGTGAGTTAAAGAACAGGCTGCTATCCTTGAAGCCGCCAACCTCAGTAATTGAGCGCAGGGTGTTAACGTATTGCTGCGCCGTCACAAGCGGGTTGTCCTGACCTAGCTGCATCAGGATTTGCTCTTGCTTTGATGCAATCTGCGTCAGGAAGGCGATCTTTGTCTCGTCGTCAGTCGTGCCTAAGCCAACCTGCACGACAGTGTCAAACTGGCTAGACCACTCGGCTGGGTTGATCGGCACAAAGTTATTACGCAGGCGCACGATCCTTTCCTTGCTGTCGTGCTTTAGCACCAAATGCAGGATGCCCTTAAACAGCGCCTTGACGCCTGTCTCCGCCATTGTTCTGGCATATGACTCCAACTTAACCTGAGCGCCGCGCACGGTCGCTGAGACTGCGCTGGCGGTGCTTGACTGTAGGCTGTTAGCGTCAAGCCCCTGAGACGCACGGCTCATGCCGGTGCGCTGCTCTTTTACTGTATCCAGATAATCCATCAGCGGGCGGATTTCGTTGCCTACGGATGCGCCTGTCAGGGCTTGGATCATGCCAGGCTGCCGTGTACGGATTACGCCGCCGGGTGAGCCATCCAATAAATCATCCAAATTCACCTGTCCCTCGACCGCCGCAATGCGTGGCAGGGTAGATGAGTAGACGCTGTCGAGGTACTGGCGCATCAGCGTTGACTTAATGACCTGCAAGTCCTCGGTCATGTCAAAGATGCTGCGTCCAATCAAGCGGTGCGGCATCATAATAGGCGAGACGCACGCAAATGGCACATGATCGAATGGCTCATTGTGCAGGATGTGTTTGCCCTCAGCGCCAATCGCGCAGATGCGCCGACGCTCGGCAATGCCGTCGCCGTCGTAGTCCATTTTAATAATGCACTCATAGTAAGGCACAGACCGCAGTGTCGGGTCTGCCGCATCGACCGGCATTGACGATTCAAGGTCTTGGAATCTGTTGCTGACCTCGCGGTCGGTGTCCAGCTCATTCTCGCCAGCGTACTGCTCAACCTCATCGCGGTCATAGCCCATAGCCACAAGGTCTGAGACGGTCATGTTGGTGCGGTGCGCTATGAAGTTGGCGTCGTCAAGCGAAGTCGCGTGGCGAGAAACCAAAAACTCCTCAGGCGGAATGTTGATGATTTTAATGTCACCTTCTTCGCGCTTGATGCGTACAGTCAGATCGTACTCTGAGCGCAGGTCTTCGGTCTCGCCGGTCTCGTCGTTATACATGCTCTCAACGACGGTCTCTGTCTGAGACACAAGCTCGACAGTAGGATCGGCCAGCAGCATTGTCAGTTCTTCTTCTGACAACCCGCTATATTCTTCCTCGTCAACTTCCTCGCGTGTTTCGTAAAAGAACTTCACTACACCCAAACGGAATAGCAGCGCATCCTTGAAAAACGTGTGCAGGATTTGGTAGCCGGGGTTCTGGGTGTTAAGCACATAATTAACGTAATCAGACGCCTGCTCGGCAGATTCCATATCTTCGGCAGTGCGCGGGCTAAAGCGAACATATTTGTCGTTTGTCGTAAACACCCGCATCAAGTTAGGCATGATGGCCTCGACGGTGTCGGCAACCTCAGTCGCAATCACTGTCGAGCGACCGTCTACCTCGTTTCCAAGCGGCTCGCCCAAGTACATATCCAAGGCGCGGAGCCGGTCGGTCGTGTACTCGTTGTCGAAGTGATTGAGCGCGTCGGTGATCTCACCCGACACGATGCTGCCCAATTGTTCGTCGTCCATCTTTTTAGCCATTTTTCCTTGCACCTTTTGCCGCGCGTTTTGGCGCACGTTTAACCTTGGACGCCGGTTCTGGCGTGTCCACATTATTGCACATTTCCGCCTTTGGTTCTAGCGGGGGCTGCGGGCGTCTTATGCGGCCAACAATCGGGCGTCTGATGTTCAATGCATCTTCGCCTTTTTGATGACCTTCTTGACCGCAGTCTTAATTGGTGCGCCGCGCTTTCCAGCAGTCTCGACTGTGCCTTTGCTGGTCTGCACAAACTTAGACGGAGCTGGCGGCGGCGTCATGTCCGGCACAGGGTTTTTGCCCTGAATACAACGCTGCCTGATTTCGCAGCGTCCACGATATGGGCAGGGATCACAAACAATCATGCTTTCTTCGCTTTCTTTTTAGGTTTCTTCGCGGTCTTTGCAGCCGCCTTGAAAGCCGCAGCCGTGGGCGCACCCTTGGCTCCGACTTTCCTCATTTTCTCACCGCTGCCCGCCTTAATGCGTGCGCGTTTCTTGGCTATGTTGCGATACAAAGACATCAGCAGTATTTACCCAAAACTTGCTTTGAGCCTTTTTTGCCGCCTTTTTTCTTACCGTATCCCATTATTTTCTCCTTGCCTTCTTTTTGGCTGTTTCAGATAAATCAGAAAAGTGAACGACCTTCTTGCTGGCAGGCGTCATGCGGGCGCCGGTCATAATTGTGCCGTCATTGTGCTTGTGGATAGAGCCGCGATACTTGGTGCCATCCCGAAAGTAATGTAAGCCTACTGCCATTTTAACACTTCCATCTGCGTCTTGCTGCCTTGCCGCGCGGGCCAGTCCAGCTCTTTGATCTAGCGCAAAAACTCTTGCGCCGCTTTGCGTCTGCGCTACCGGCTTTGACTTTGCCGGTCACAGGTGCCTTTAGTTTTGAGCCTGTGGCTCGGTTGTATTTTGCACGACCCTTCGCAGTAAGTCCACCACCAGCCTTGACCGACTGCTTTTCACCGCGTCCGACTGATAGGCTGACGCTTTTCTTTTTAGATGGGGGCATAGTTTAACCTTTGATATTATCCTGATATAGAGTACAATTCGTTTTTAAAATGGAGACAAATATGAACATAGATAAAGAAACCGCCCTTAATATACACGATGCAATTATGTCAAAGGTTATACGCGCTATAACTTTGGCAGAAATGAACGCCGATAATAATTTCCAAAACGCAGAAGAAACTGAAGAAAATATTGCCGACATCAGAGACTACCTTTGCCGCGCAATTGGGGTATCTGACAGAGAACTAAACGAACACATAAAAATCAATCCTTAATATAAAATACCTTGGTTCCGAAGCATTTGTTTTTGCGCCTCGATGAACTCCATCTGCGGGTCTACAACATCGGGGCGCATAAACTGTGTTTTCCTTCCTATATCATAGGTTCGGCGAAGACCAGCAGGGTCTTGTCCTGTTTGCAGTGACAAAGCGTAATCGTCAGGGAAGCCTAAGCTGCGGTTAAGGGTCACACCATATCCGCCCTCATAGCCTAGTGCGTCGCCAACGGTGTCAGGGTATGTTTTATGCAACCCAATGCCACTCGCGTCTCCAGCCCTAGTTCTGGCCGCTAGTTGCCCTTGTGGAGCTAACAAGCCAATTCCAGCCCCTGTTCGCCCATAAGGCATAAACCTAGTTTCAGGCTCTGATATGGCAGCTCTGACAGAGCCTATATCTGGAAAACCTTTTTTCTGATTTGTGCCTTTTGCCACCTCTTGGACGAAAAACAAACGTCGGTTCCCCGCGCCTGCTGTGTGGGCGTCTTTAGTCAACCACGCCAGCGCCTTTTCAGGATTAGCAAGGCCGGGGTAATCAGGATATTTCTTCTTTATAGACGACTCAAACGCTTTTAAATCAGCTCTCTTAATTGGCGAGTTTGGTATCATCCGCATAATGGTTTCAGCTGTATCGACAGCAAAATCACCAGAACGCTCCGCCATATTCGTTGTTATTCCATAAATAGGTGCGTCTGGGTCTCCGCCCAAAAGACCCTTTCGGATAGCCTTTATTTGGTTTTCTATCCCAGACACCGCACCGGGGGCAGACGCCCAGACAGCGCGTAGACTACGCATGTAATCATTGCCACCCTCAAGGTCGACGCCGTCGCCATAAAGCTCAATATCGTTAACCTTGCTAAGATTGCCAAATCTCGTGCGGTCGCCTGACAGGTTAACCATCCAAGACCCTTCAAAGTCTTCTGGCCTGACCTCAACCTCAGGAAGCAAAGTTCCAGCGGGGGGCGGCGTGAACTCAGATGTCATGCGGTCATGCGGAACGCCGGTTAATAATTTGTTTAAAGTTTTTTCCTCAATGTAGGGATTACCACCAGCGTCAATAAGTGTGCGGCTACCATCCGGCAAGACAGCAGTCTTGAACTCAGTGCCGCGCAACTCATTCGGAACAATAGCTGGAGTCTTGCCAACTACGGCAGGCGGCCTGTTGTGGCCGATTGTAGCGTTAGCAACCCTACCAGCCCTTGGCAGCTTCATAGCAGCGCCAACAGGGATAAGCGGTGGCACAACCGTACCAGCGGCCATAAAGGCGTCACCGAGCAACCCTAGACTTTGCAGGCCAGCGTCTAAATACTCGCCGCCGCGTATGTTTTGCATCATGCTAGGCTCGTATTCGCCGGCATTTGTCATGCTTGGCGCATAGCCCGCAGCGTCGGCAAAGCCAGAGCCGGGGGCAAGCATCAGGCCAGCAGCTAACGGCGCATATGGGTCAAACGACGCCATATCCATAGGGGCGGTCAACAGGCCTTGGTTATATGCGCCGCGATATTGATCCATCAAATATTTTTCCTACGCATGCCCTCGTTAAGAGCATCATCATAAACGCCCAAGGAGCTACCGAAACCACCGAATTTAGGCAAGTTGTCCGTAGGAGCTAACGGAACGCCACCCATCATTTCTTGCTTTGACTCATAATCGAAGCCAAACATTCTCTTGTAAAATTCTTCCTCAGACATTTGCAGGGGGTCAGCAAGCAGGCCGTAACTACCGGCACCTTCCATAAACTCACCAAAATCACCGACCAACGGCTCACCAAAAATCGGGTTATATGGAAGTGCGTATTCTGCGGAACTTCTGATTTCATCTGCCGTCAAGTCGCCTGACATGACAAGCTCCATAATATGCGAGCGTGCCGCCTTCGGCATTTTCAAAAAAGACGGCCCCAAGACATCATAGGCAACTTTGACCGGAGATTGTGCAAATGCGTCCTCGTCGCTCATGCCCTCAGGCCGGAACCTAGAAGCGGTAACTTTTTCCATCAGACCACCCAATTCGTTTTTGGTTTCAAACTGCGATTTGAATTATAACCTCTTGAGTAGCCACCGGCAAGCGCACCCTGACCAGCGAAGGTCAGCACAAATGCGTCGGCCACGTCGGGTGAACGCTGGCCGCGACGCTTCATCTCGTCCTTGGATTCAACCTTCAGCTTGCCAGTAGATAGGTATTTATAGCGGATGCCCGACAATTCCGATATCAACGTGTCGTCCTGCGGTATTTTGCAGTCACGCGCCTCAAACCACTCGCGGCAGTGCCAGAAAAGCTCATCCCTGAGCCTGTTAAACTTAGCCTTCAGGCTGGCAGTCTCAGACACAGATATGCCCACCGCCGGCATGTCCAGCTCCCTCAGCCGGTCAGCCAGTCCTGCGCCAAGGCCAATGGCGTCAATGTAGATCGCCTGTGGCCGCATCTGATAAGGCACGGCGTCGTATTCCGCCAGCACAATACCGGCCAGCTCCATCAAGTCCTTATTCTGCCACGTCTTGATCGGCTCGACCAATATATTGCCCTGCCGCTTGGATAGCGCCGACCTATCCGAGCCAAACCGCGCAACGTCCAAACCCCAGACGACCGGCGTGGTCGGGCCTGCCTCAACGTCGCGCTTCGTCGCATCCTCAATCAGGTGCAAAGGCAAAAGCACGTCGTCCGACTGCTTTGGAAACTCACCCAAGACGCGAACCGCAAATACGTTGCTCTCCTCGCCGTATTTTTCGCCCATCTCGCGGATAAACTTGGGGTCAACATATTCGCCCTCACTGCACGACACAGTGATGCAGTGCCACTTCTCGCGGTCGCCGTGGAAGGCGTCATAGAAGTAACCGTCCGACCGTGTGGGGTTCCCGCACATAATGATTTTGGCGCCGGGGGTGGACAGCGCACCGCTGGCCGTCTCAAAGATTACGTTGGGTACGCCCGACGCTTCTTCCACCACAAACAGCATGTGGGGCGAGTGAAAACCCGCGAGCGACTCAGGGTTTTCGCGGCGGCTCGTTCTAGCCACTGCGAAGCTGTCGGGGGCGCCCTTGAGGCTAATCTTGTCAGCCTTGAACTCCAGCAGCTCCTTGAACGCGGGCGGCATGTTACGCGCCCAGCGGTCGATCTCCGTCCACAATACGTCCGATAGCTGGTGGGCGCTGTTCGCGGTCACCGCCACCTTGCACGGATAATGCGTCATAAGCCACCACAGAACTACCCAAGACTCAAACGCGGTTTTGCCGACACCGTGACCGGATTTGATGGCGACACGATCGTGTGCGGCGATTGCGTCTAGCGCCTGCGCCTGCCACTTTTGCGGCGTGGCGCCCAAGACTTCCTCGACAAATAGGATGGGGTCAGCCCTTAATGCGGCTATCGCTTCGACGGTGGCGGGGGTGGTGGTCATGCGTTAACTCCGAAGGGGGTGGGGTGGTAAGGGGTATATATTTTTATCTCCGCCCCCCGCGATATCTTGATGGGGGGGTGTTAACTGATTTTGGGTTAACTTTGTACATATTTTGCAGAAATGTCGCATAACGTTAATTATGCGTAAAGCGTATTGTGCAAATACAATGACTTAGCTGCCTGTGGATAACTTTTTGCCCTTCTTGCGCTTGTTTGCCTGCTTTTTAGGCAGATCAGAGTTAACTGAAATGTGGTTGATTTCGCGCGCGCGTAATGCTTCCGCTTGTGTGTTTTCGTTGCCTTCTACCACCTCAACGTGCTTCAGTTGAGCCGCGCTATTCACTTGCTGTAATAGCTCCAAATACGATCCACCAGCCTCATGCTTAACGTCAACCTGCTGCCTATCGCCATAAACCTTAGGCACAAGCTTAGACGACCGCCACTTGATGTTATCGCAGATAGTTCTGTGTGCGCTCTCTGTGATCTGGCCTGACAGAAGCAAGCGATCCATCTCATCCAGCTTGTCAGCGTAGATCATGCCACGGCTTTGCATCGCCACACGATAGTTTTCAGCGAACTCTGTGTCCGAACAAACCCGCCGCCAGACGCTAGACCATCCCGGCATATCTTTATCTTTGCAAACATCACGCCCTGATCTGCCCTCAGTGACACGCTCCAAGAACTCTATCATTACGCTGTCTGGCGTTTTAGCTGACATCGTCGTGATCCTCATCATCAAAGTCCACGGTCAAAACGTGGCTAGTATTCTCGTCGATTAACAGCAACGCCTCATTGCAATTGCTGCACACTATCGACTGCATACTCTCCCAGACCTTACCGCGCGTGTCTTGCAGGCAGTAGTCGCACGTCACTGGCTCCTTGAAGAACCAGACCCAGTGACGCTTGAAATCTAGTACATCACCCATCTGTGTCCACCAATTCAGCCGCACAAGCCAGATAACCCGCACCGTCAACGTAGTTATCCTGATGATATGGATTGCCCTTCAACCGCGCTATCTTTAACAACGTCATCATTATGCCAACGTCTATCGGCGTGACTTCATGCGCCAAATGGTTTGACCAATATTTCGCAATCGTTGTGAAGTTGTCTTCCATATTTCCGTGATCCGCCGCCCGATCTACTGTCACTTTTTGTTTTGCGTCGTCTAAAACTTCAGCCCTTTTCATCTTCATCTCTCGCTTCGTTTATCGTTAAGTTACACACCAAGCACTCACGCTTGACCACCATTCTTTCATTTACCAGCTTTGTCATCAGGCTTTTGCACTTCGGGCATCTGTCCTGCTCCAACATACGCTGCCAACTACCATCCCCCGCCTGAATCATTATCCTTCCCCTCTCTAAACGGAACCTCAACGCTCGCTATCGGCTCGTAGCCCCGCATCAGTTCTCTTGGCCATATGTCCACCTTAACGCCGTTACCAACCCGCTGCACGTTCACCGTGAGGTTTCTGATGTCAATCCAAGTGGACGTACCGAGCAACATATATTCGCGATCCTTCAGTACATCGTCACGCTCGTTGTCGATATCTTCCACTGTCCGAACCCCACTCAAAACGGAATCTCGTCGTCTAGGTCATGCTTCACCGGCTTGACGCTCTGAACCTCAGCTCCGGCAAACGCGTTCTTTATAGCATCAACCACAGGAGCCTCTTTGTTCAACCCCTCAATTATCCGCCCTACCTCGTCAGCAGAATACACGACCATCTCACGGTTGTCGCGCTTAACCTTGCCCGCCTCATACCCTGTCGCCGTTATCGCTATCACGCGGCCATCCGGCATCCTGCCCTCAACGTAATCGCCACTAAGCGGTTTCGCGCCAGCAGCTATCGCGGCAGCCTCTAACGCCGCAACCCCACGCAACGTCACCTCAACCTCATGCTCAATTGACGGATCGCATTTATCTATCGCCGCATTAAGCTTATCCATCTGCTTCTCAAACCTGTCACGCAGATCACCGCCAACCAACCAAACCAGACGGTCTACACCCCATCGCCCCTCAACATCAGACACGACATCATCATACTTGTGCAACGCGTCCTGCATCCGCCGCATTGCTGGCTGAGTAGCTTGATAGTAAACCTTGCTAGGTTTTGGCCTCGGCCTCGTTGTCTTTTTAGTCGCCATTACACCCTCCATTTTTACTTTCCGTTTCCGCTTTCCGAATATCCGTCCGGTTCCTAAAGGAAACCGGATCGGACGGACATTCCGAAGTGATCCGACGGACGTTCCGATCGGAATCGGATATCCTATGTTAACTCTTTGTTTTCGTTAATTAGCCACACTGTCCACTTGTCTGCACCTACCAATCCCTTCTTGATTAGTGCCGTCCGGTCATCTCCGCGCCTTTTTGGGTCTTTATCGGGCAATTTTCCGCCGTGTGCATCCGCCCATTCACGCGACGGAACGCGGTCTCTGCCGGTGTCTATGATGACATTTCTGAGCGCCTCAAGGGCTATTTTCTGATCCGCATTGAGTGGCTTTGACCGCTTTATTCTTGCCGCCTCATCGCCATCCAGCCTCGTCAGCACTACCGACGACCCTGATATGGATGCAATCGGCGTCATCTCCAGCGTCAGATCAGCCATAGGCTCGGCATCCTTTTGCTTCTCAACGCGCATTGTTATGTAGCTCTCGTCCTTCGACACCACCACAGACGTGTCTACCGCGCCAAGAATGGCCGACGAACCCCTTGCCCCGCGCTCCGCCGCCTTACCGCTGTGATGCACAAACACAACCGCACACTGCACATGATTGCGAATAGCGTCAGCCGCAGATATAACTAGCCCGCTTTCGGTCGAGCTATTCTCGTCAGCCCCCAGCATTGCCCGCGCCAATGTGTCGATATATACCGCCGTCCACTTCCTATCCAGCCGGTCAATCGACCTGATCAGCTTCTCGACCTCAGCCTGATCGCGCATGTTCACGGCCAGCGGCAGCATGTGAAAGTGACCGCTTGTGCCGAGGCCGTGCGTTGACTTCCACGCCTTAACGCGCTTACCAAGCCCGCCAACGCCCTCACCGGCTATGTAAAGCACGTCACCCTGCTTGGTCTCAATGCCCTGCCAGTCGATGCCGTGCGCCTGACAGAGCGCCATATCTAGGCTGATGAAGCTCTTGCCGCTTCCCGGCGGCCCATAAATCATGCTCAAGCCGTGCGCCGTAATAAGTCCGTCGTCGCCCTGACCAACCGCCCACTCGATTGGCGGCATGTTCATCAGGTAGTCCTCGTCAACGAAGTCGAAGTAATCGCCGTCGTTATCGTTGACCACCTCAACCGCTTCCGCCTCAACCGCCGGAGCCTCAGCCACAGTAGCAGCAGACTTCACCGCTGCCGTTAAATCTTCCAAGCCCTTACCGCTGTCGAGCCAGTCAACGACATCGCCCTTGGCCGGTAGGCCGTCCAGCTCCACTCGCTTGACCCGACCGGCGACGCCAAACAGATTGCCGATCACGATATCCGCATGTTCGCGCCCAGCGTCATCGTTATCAGCAAGCACCACGACATTACGGCCAGCAAAATACTGGTTAAGCACCGGCTGCCACTTCTTTGCCCCGCCGTGCGACGTTGTGGCGACTAGCCCCAGCTTAGTCAGCCGCTGTGCCGCCTTCTCGCCTTCCACGATAAACACAGGCGCGTCAGGGTTGGTGATTATGTGGTGCAGGTTATACGGTAGCGCCTCGACGCCATCCATATTAAACAGCCAACCGCCCTTACCATCTGGCCGACACTGCCGAAACGTCTTAGGCTCAAACCGCCTAACCTGATAGCGCACCTCACCCTGATCGTCGATGTAGTCATACACCGCTGACATAAACCGCGCTGGCTGCAACGACTGCTGCGCCTGACGCTGTATGCCGAATTTTCGCTCCAATATCTCGGGGATGTTGCTTGAGATTGTGGCGCCCTCATTCATCCGCACCAAGTCCACGCAGCCACCGCCGGTGTTTGATTCAAAATCAAACCAAGTTCCTTTCGCCAGAGAAATTTCGCGTGAGCCTCTGTTGCCAAACCGGAGCGTCCGGCCTTTCTGCGACAGCTTCATATTAGGTTCACCCCAATAGTGCCTCGCAATTTGCTCAATGTGAGCCGATATATTTGTCATCACTAAACCCTTTCCTCACCCTTTATCCCTTTGTTGAAGCGGTAGCGGCGACAGGGGAAAGGGAGGAAACCCCAGCCGCCGCTACCTACTGCGCTTAAAACAGGTCGCTGCCTTCAGGAGCCGCCGAGGTGGCAACGGCTTCCGTCACAGGCGCTGACACTGTCGGCGCAGGTTCTTGCGGTGCAGCAGCACCGTCTAAGGTTGCCGGACGGTCAACCCAACCGCTGATGACCATCACCGGCTTCTTAAAAGTCAGCTCACCGTTGGGCGTGTTAACCTTGTAACGCTCCGAGCCGGTAAACTCTACCACCGGCACCTTACCCGCATTGTCAGCCTTTTGAGCCTCATATGCGTTGTGCAAGTCGTTAAAAGGTACGGTCATAGTCTTTGCGCCGCTGGACAGCTCACGCAGCCCCAGCTCCTTGTTGCAGAGCTTGACCTGAAAGCCTTGATTGTGGTCGGGGCTTGGACGTGCTGGCATTGGCTCACCAATATTGACCAAATGAAAGTCTGGCGCACCACCAACGAATCCGAGCCAGCCGACTTTGATGTTCTCCAAATCCATTGCGACTTTGACCGGATACTCAAGCTCGGACTCATCCTTAACCCAAGTGCCGCCCTCATCCTGATGCCGGTCAACCTTAATGATGTAACCACCACGCGTGTCATATTTTAAAATCGGCACGATTGTTGAACCGTCACCGCTATTCTCATTCACAAAACCTAAAGCCATTTAACTTTTCCTTTTTCGTTTTCAGCTTTTAAAATTGGCTCACAACCGTGAACCCACTAATCGGGTAATAGGCACAAACGTCACGATCCGCCGGATCGACTCTGTCTGACCTGCCACCCATTCTCACCGCAAACTCACTGGCAAAATTTATTCGCACCAATGCGTCGCGGTAGAGAACTATGAAGTACGACGGCAATCCGGTGCAAGCGGAAATGTCATGCGCCCGAATAACCTTGTGCAGGTTAATCATCGCCGTAGGGTACTTATTCATCTCAAATGTGCGTGCCTTGATCTCGGCAAAAGCCACAATCTTTTCTTCAAAATCGTCGGTGATGGCCACGTCTAGGCCAAAGCTCATTGGCAGCTTGTCGAGGCTGTAGCCCTTCTCCGCCAGCAAATCAGCGACCCGCTGCTCGTTGTTTCGGTCGGCCTGGGTTTCATAGATTGGCCTAGCCATTGTGCGCCTCTTTGATAGCCCACAATATCCGCGCCGCCACTTGAGGCACGATGCTATTCCCTAACTGTCTAAGTCTGTGTATCCGACCGGGTACCCCATCAACCACTCTACAAATTGCGGGTTCAGGCTCCCAGAAACTCTTTTCCCATCTGGCTTCTCCACTGCGTAATCCAGCCGATCCCTCATCGTCTCGTTTCTGCCCGACCCCTTGAAGTCGTTGGCTGTCGGCGTTGGGTACATCTTTATCTGATCCGCTAGGTTCGCCCCAAACACTAAATTGGGATTTGTCTTGCTGATCCTTTGACCCTTCTCGTTCAGTGTCCTGCCGGATGTCACATCTGATGTTCTCGGCGTAGCCCACATCTTCGGCTCTTGCATTTTCACCGCCAGTGATAGGGGTGTTCCGCCCTGCGAATATTTCTTTTTTCTCAGCCCTGTGTCGTCTGCTACCGGCGTCGGCCACATCTTCGGCTCCTGCGCCTCCTGCCACTTCCTGACCGTCTCTGGGTCTACCTGTTCCCTGAGGTTGCTCGGCAGCGACCTGCCCTTTCGATGACCTTCCGCCATCTTCTTGAGGCTCTCCTCTGACCTCTGCGGCAGATGATCCATTGAGTTCGGAGTAGCCCACAATCCAGCATCTGTCTCTGCGGTGGTAGGCATCCGCGGCGACAGCCGGAATAACAAAGCACCTTGCTTGGTATCCTTCGGCTTCCAAGTCAGAAAGCACCTCGTCGAGGCCCATAGAGATGTGTCCAGCAACATTTTCTCCAATAACCCAAGTGGGCCTGACAGCTTGGATAATTCTAAGCATTTCCGGCCAGAGGTGTCGGTCATCTTTATCGCCTCGTCTGACCCCGGCAAGGCTAAAGGGCTGGCAAGGATATCCGCCGCAAATAATGTCAACTGATCCTCTGAATCTTTCTGCGTCATTTGCTAAATCCCTCACATCATCAATTATCTCTGTGTCAGGCCAATGCTTTCGCAATACCTTTTGCGCGTGTTTATCATATTCGCAAAACGCGACTGTCTCATAGCCACCCACCAGCTTTTCGCCAGCGTAGCTGAAGCCGCCAATGCCACTAAATAGGTCAAGCATCCTAAGCATGTCTTATTGCCTCGCCATCAGGTCGCGGCAAACCATAATGAAGTCAGGCCAAGACAGCGTCGCCGTGTAGCGCCAGTCGTATGCCTCAGCCACATCCTGAGCCAGTGGCCGCCCTAACCGCGCCAGTGCCTCAATGGGTATCCGCACGCTTATGTCCTGCCGGTCTAGCTTCCAGATCAAGCACGGCAGGCAGTCGTTAGGATTGCCGTCTGACGTGCGGGCGGCGGTTACTATCTGATCCCACCAAGAAGATGACACGGCATTTTTATAGCGTTTAGCCTCAACCAAAAAGGGAAACCTTGGGTCAGTAAATGTGAGGTCTGATAGGTTTTTCTTTTGATATTGCTCAAGGTTTCTCTGGCACTTTCCAGCCGAGCCAAGCTCAAGCTCAAACTCTTTTGCCAAAAATCTTTCAAACGCTGCCCCCTTGGCACGTCCACCACCGGCACGCATCAACCCCGCCCCGCCTGACGATCCATCTCAAACTGCATATTACGTTGCCGGGCATTTGCCTCAAGCTGTCTGACCAGCAACTCATCGGCAAGCGACGACTGCGACCTATGAGCCGACACGTCCAGCTCGGCCTTTAGCATTTCGATGGTCGAGGCTCTGAGCCTCAACAAAACTGGTTTAATTTGTGACATTTAATATCATCCTAAAAATATGTTGCTATCTGTATTGACATATATTGATAGCAAGCCCATATTTATAAGGTAAGAGGGATAAATTAGGGAAATCAGGGAGATTACCAATGCACTATATTACTGAACTTCTGAATGACGTTAATTCTGCAACACAAGACGCTGGCTTTGAGTTTGATGGCGTTTGGGTTACTGACCCAACCGTCAGCCTTTGCGGGCGTTTTGATTACACAAAAGAGGAAAGCCTCAATGCTTATGGCATTTCCAGCGAAAAGTATGACGCCTTAATCGCTAAGCTTAAAATCAAATGGACTGACTTTTCTTATGGCAATGACGCTTGCAACAGCATTGGCTTTGACTTGGATGGGTCAGGCGAAAACTATGTTCAGTTGTTTGCCTTTGCGTCTCAAGAAGATGCCGACATTGAGGGTCTTGAGGTTTACAGCGTTACCTACAGTGTGGATGGCGACATCGCTTATGACGAATGGTCAGGCAATGACCGTGATGAGGCTGTCGCTAAGGCTGTTGAATACGCCAACAAAATGATTGGTGGTCGCAAGGTCAGAGACCTAAGCGCCATCAGCGCATCTATCAGCAACGAAGATGACGTGCGTAAATTTGTTCGCGCCCTTTGTGATGCCGACCTTATGTATCACTTTGACGATGGCGCACATGATTGCTTGGGCGATCAGGGTCTAACTGACTACCAACTCACTCTCATTGAGCGCCAAGTTGAGCGTCTGTTCGACGTGTGCGAAGACCCATTTGAAATTGCCTATGACATTTTTTGTGACTTTGACCCGACAGGCAAAAAGTCTGTGGATCAGATTTGCAACCGCGTTTGATTAAGGGAGATCAGCATGAAACAGATCAGATCAGATCGCGAAAAACTCTGGTACGTCGTGAGCCATCCGTTCACGCGTCCAGTTGTGACCGGCCCAATCCACGACCGATACGACGCAATCGCGTTGGCTTGCAAGCGCACCGATAACAAGAGCCTCATCACGCACATATCGCGTGGTGAATCTTGGGTCGGCGGTGAGGTTGTGTGTAGCGCGTACCGGCTACACGTCAATGGGTGGACGGCGTTGGCACCCAAGAAGCCTGACGCGCGTTTAAAGAAACCATCAAAATATGGGAGAGTGACATGAAAGTAACACGGTTAAAGAAAGGCTATCGGATCAACCTGTCTGACGCTGAATGGGCTGTCTTAGAAAGGACAGTGCGAGAGGGGATGGGTGCGCCAGAGTGGGTTGACGGTGGTTGGCAACGCGATCACATACCGCCAGATGAAAAGCGCATTATGACAGAGGCAGAAGTTGGCAAGCGTCTTTGGATGATAGTCACAGACGACAGGAGAGTGACATGATTAAAGACACAATTTGTATGCTGTTGCTAATGGCATTTGGCTTGGCGTTTTGCACAAACGCAGTGACCACTGAATATAACGTGTGGGCGCTGATGGTAAAATCATCACAATTTTTTGGAGGGTAAAATGGTAGGAAAGAAAACACCCGACGACATCGTCACCGCATCACGCATACCGTTGCTGATGAACGCGTCGCCATACGGCACGCCAAACGACTTGCTGGCTGAGGCACTAGCCTCAATCGAAGGCAAGCCAAGCCCCAACCCATTCAACGGCAACGAAGCCTGTGATTGGGGAGATGCCTTAGAGGGTGTCATCCTGACCACCGCCGCTGAACGGCTCAACCTGACTGACCTGAAGCTTGAACACGACGCCATCTTTCACGACACGCTACCATTTGCCGTGTCGCTTGACGGCACCGCTGACGGCGGGCTGGGGCATGAAGTCACCACAGACCCAGCCAAGGGCATCTACTGCGTTGACGGCGCCGTCTGGGTTGACGGCGTGGGCGTGCTAGAGAGCAAGCTGACCAGCAGTAAGCCCGAAGACCGGCCAGCGCCTCACAGGGGGCCGCTACAGTTGCAGGGGCAATTGATGGCCACCAAGTTAACGTGGGGCGCTGTGTGTGTCTTGTACGGCGGTATAGAGCTACGCGTCTTCTTGTATCAGGCAAACGCTGCCACACAGTCGCGCATCACGGATGAGATCGAAGAGTTTGAGCGTCGCAAGTTTGACGTTGATTGGTATCCGATCCAGTCCAGCTCCGACGGCAATACCGCCTACCCGCGTGTCGATGACGGCGAGCCGCCAATCACATTAGAGGGCGAAGACAACGACTGGTTGGCTCAGTTGGTCAACGCCAAGGACGCCAAGCGAGCCGCTGAGGGCGACATTGATGAGGCTGAGGCTATGCTGAAAGAACGTCTGGGTAGCCACGATGAGGCGGTCGGGGTGGTCGGCAATCGCTCTTATTATGTCAAATGGCCAATGCGTAATTTTAAGGCACAGCCGGCCAAGACGACGCCGGCCAAGCCCGCACGGATTGTCCGGCAGTCAACGCTAACGATAAAGGAGTCAAAGGATGGATGAGTGGGTATCTGTTGAAGATCGTATGCCAGAAAAAGATAAAAGCGTCGAATATAAAGCGACGTTGATGGAAGGGCATAGGGATGAATTTGTTATTGAGAGCGTGGGCAAGTTTGTTGGCTACTACGTTGATGAAGATGGCAAAGAGTGGAAGGGTATGCACATTTTTGTGAGCGACCGTAGTGGCGGTTGGCTTACTGGTGATGTGCAATTTTGGAGAGAGGTGCGTGATGATTGATGTGCCGCTGACAAAGAAGCAGGCGGAAATGCGGATTCTGATTGACCGCATGACCCGCCGGTATGGCTACACGCCAACCATTAATGAGCTGTCGCAAAAGACCGGCAAGAGCTTCAGCCAAGTCCACCGGCTGATGTCGGGGCTAGTCGAGCGTGGCGCGGCTGAGAAGGTGGCCGGTCGAGCCAGGGCGTTTAAACTTTTATAGGGAAATGACATGAAAACAGAACACCTAAAACCAAACGACCTAGTCAGCGTGACTGGCCCAAGTGGCAGGACGGTCACGGCTATGGTCAGGCGGGTCGAGCGCATTGACGATGAAAGCTATAACGTAGTTTTTGAGGATATGCAGACCGCCGATAGATTTGACTATCAGTACCTTTATAGGTAAAAAGAGTTTTGGGGTGGTGAACCCACCTGCGCGAACCCTCTAATGTACGCATGATGGGGGTCAATCCCACGGTCTTAGTAGACCACCCCAAATCCCCCTTATTTTTTGGGTCGCTGCTGGATGCTCTCAACTACACCGCCGCCAAAATAAAATCCTAAAATAATCAGCATTGCATAATTGATCGTGAACTGATCCATCACCTTGGTCACTGCGTCTGGGTCGCCACGTCCGGTTATAGTCATGCCAAGAACCAGCACATAACTGCCCAGAAACGTAGCCCCAAACATCAGCGCCAAAAACCGTTGTGCTATTTTGAATGGAGCATAAGCAGTCATGAGGTCGATGCGGGCTTTGCTGCGGGCTACAATGGCCTCTTCATCAGAGGTGTGCATATCGTCAATCAGCTTCATGCCCTGACTTATAACGTCACCTGAGCCTAGTATTTTTCCAAGTACAGCTAACATCACTCAACTCCTAACATTCTGGATAGACCAAAGACTTCCATCAACATAAATGTGAAAAACAAAAGTAGCACACCACCGGCAATAAGTTTGCCGCTAAAATTTGTTGAGCCTATTTTGATGGCCACAAATTCGTTGCCTAAAATCCTCAGCACAAGCTCAAAACTATTTTCGCCAACCTTTGCCTCAACTGGCTTTTTGTTTTCTTCAGCCATCAGCTAACGCCCTCATACGTTTGACCAGCCTCTCTGAACGATTTGGCAGTTGACGCGCCCATTTACTGTCAAGCATCTCTAACGCAGCCCCAGAAAAATCACGCGCATCGACGCAGCGTTTCATGCCCTTAAATTTTTTCATAGTTGGCAAGCCCATATTAAACATCATGTTGGCAATGATGCGCTGCGCTTCCTCTGGAAGTTCAACAAAATCCTCATAGAGCCGGTGACAATCCTCGCGCACAATAGCTATATCCAAATCAAATAACTGCTTCATTCGGCGCTCAGTAATTGTAAAGCCCTCTGGCTTTCCGTGTTCTGCGTCGCCCTCAATGATACGGTGACCTACCCCTATAGTGAGGTGGTTTTCTGTGCAGCGGTACACGTCTAGCCTCATGCCCTCATCAGCGATTAGCTCGTCTCTTAATTTTTCAATATCCATTATCGCCTCGTCTCCATAACAATCTCAACCGCTTTATCCCAGCTATCACTTTCTGCTTCAAGCGTGAAGCGCGACGGCTGCAAGCGCAGAGTGTATTGCCGTACTGACGTAACCGGCATGAACAAGACCCTTCGGGCATCGGGGGAAACAAGGCAGAGAACATCGTAATCATCCTGTGTCGGTAGTTTTTTTGTTTTACAGCCGTGACCCAATTGGAAATGGTGACGCGGAGATCGACGATCACTATTGCCCAATAAACTCGCAGTCTTTGCCTGCACTCGAATAAAATCTTGCCCATACCAAGCCACCATATCAACTCTGTCTTGTTGAGCCATTGAGACGCGCCAGCCTAAGCCCAAGATGGCAGCCGCCGCGATGTATTCGCCAATCAGCCCGGTTGTTGTTTCGTTCAATTTTTAGACGCCAACCACATAATCCAAAAGAATATGCCGAAGGATACAATGCCTAACACGCCAATCGCAATAGCCTCTATGATTTTCTGACGCATCTCCTGCTGCTTATAAATAGCCTCTTGGCGCTCCTTGCGGATTCGACCCTCAAGGTGGATCAGATCAGCCCAAGCCTGCGGCCCGAAAGTCATTTGCAAATATTGCTTCAGCTCGGCGCGTTGCGCTTCCAGCTTCTTCTTTGCGGCGTAAACTTGTAGCGCCTCACTCTGGACTGCGTCGGCGCCTTGCAGCTTCTTGAATAGCGGCGGGTTCTTCGCCTGCTTCTCGGCTTGGTCAATGTCAGACGCGGCCTTCATCCAGCGCGACACGTCGCCTATGCAGCTCTCCAGATCGCGGCCAGCGTTTACCATTTGGCGAATAGTATTAAACGCGGCTGTAGCCCCACTGACGGCTGCTGTAATGGTAATCGGGTCTATGACAGTGTTCCTTATGTGAAGGTGGGTAGCATCAGGTCACTATTATAGCATCTAGCTCGCCAGTCGAGTATATCACCTCTAAGGACTGCCTGCTCGTAAATCTTAGTGGTTCTTTCTGTGTCTGGGCATTGAGCCACAACGCCAGCATCTACTTTCGGCTCTCCGTTAGGCAGAATAACCACCACAACGAACAGCATCAGCGCGTTCATTTTTCGTCACGGCCAGTAACACGCTTAATCACAGATTGCACGGTCTTGGTTTCCCATATGCGAATCAGTATCCACACGCCAGTAAACAAAGCCACAACGTCCGGCACCATCGCCATAT